GATCAATCTCCATAGAGATATACTCACTCAATAAAGATGTTAACTCAGCCTCAGCATCAATACTGTGGTAAGCGTTAAGATCTTGAGCAAATTCTGGAGTCCATTGTGCTTTTAACTTTCTAGTCTTAGCAACAATTGCTTCAGAAGCAAGTTCTACATTAATTTCTGGGATACTAATTGATCCTGCAGGATTGTCTTCAAAGTCTCCTCTTGCAGCGTCAGTTGGTTGCTTGTAGTATTCTACTGTACCAGTGTTAGTATTCATTGTACCTTCAGCAGTTGCTTTAGCTACAACAAACGTTACATTGTTACCAGATACTGCAGTTAGTTCTGGGTTAGTAGTTACGTCAGCTGATCCAGAGAATAATCTGAATGCTCTTACACCTTTTGTGTCAAAGTTAGTTCCTGACATATCAACAGTATAAGTGTTAAATGCAGATGGAAGCGTACCGTTTTGGTAAGCGATAGAAGCAGAAGTAGCTGCTACAGCTGTTGGCTCTAAGTTACCTAAAGAAGCAGAGTTGATTGAATATCCAAATCTACCAGCACCGTAAAGACCACCGTCTACGTCTGTATCTACACTCATTTGTGAATTAGCAGTAGATACGTTTCCGTACATGTTAGTGTCTGCACCAAATGCTCCATTGTTGTTTCCGTATTTAAAGTCTAGGTAAAATACAAGTCCTGAAGGTAAATTCATTGGTTGTACACTTACAAAGTCTTTAGCAGCGATTTGAGCAAATACTTTACGCACTAAAGGTAAAGCAACTCCTGCCCAGTTTTCACCGCCACCAGCTACCGCACGTGCAGTTCCTTGTGTAGAAGACTGCTCAGATACGATCTGCTTAGCTTGATTCTCAAGAATCATAGCCATGTTGTTTTTCTCGATCTCGTTAGAATATCCTTCTAAGAGTCCAGATTGGGTCCATTTGTCCGCCAAACGTGCAGCATCTGCTTGCAAGTTTTTAAAGTTACTTTGAGACCCTTCTAATAATTGATTAATTTCCATGATTAAAAATTGTCTTTTTATATTTATTTAATAATTCCAGCTAATTTTTGCATTCTTTTCACAGCATCACTAACTTCTGAAATTACTTCTGGTTTAGAAGCTGTTGTTCCAGTAGCTTTGCTAGCCATACCTAATTTAGCTTCCTTAATTGTACTTTTAGTAGCTTTTCCAACTACGTTATCAGATACAGTCTCGAATACTAATTTTACTTCTTTTACTGTCTCAGCTTTATCGAATGCAGCTATAACATTTACTTTTTGAGATTCAGTTAAGTTGTTTGCTTTGAAGACTTTATTTACATAAAGTAACTTACCGTTAAGAAGATTTACTTCTGAAAGTTGTGATTTAAGATTTCCTATAGTATCTAAAGCTTCGTTTAGTTCTGTAGTTTCTTCTAATTCAACTTCCTTCATAGCGTCAGCCATTTTTCCTAATTCAATATCTTTTACAAAGTCGCCTACTTTCTTACCTGCTTTTTTAGCATGTTTTGCTAAGAATGCGACTGCTTTGATTAAGTCATTGTCCATAGGATCTCCGAAATCTCCTACTGCATATCCTGGACGTACTTCGTTAGTTTCGTCTTCAGATATTTCTACTTCAGATGCTTCAGGAGCTTCATTACGGTGTTGAGCTGCATCACCTGCTGCTTTCCCCATTTCTTCGAAAGCGGCTGCGATTTTTTTACCCATATCACCATATTTACCTGCTTTAGCATCATCCATTAATTTAACAGTAAGGTGAGAAGCGCCGAATACAGCAGCAATTCCTAATGCAGTCGTTACTGGGTCAACACCGCCAAATTCATTGATAGGTGCTTCATCCATTTTGTCTTCATCGTCTTTGTGCATAGCTTCTTTTACTTCTTCTTCTTTTTCTTCAGAAACTTCCTCTTCTGATACTACTTCGTCTACTTCTTCGTCTTTCTTTTCGTCAGACATTTCTGTAATCTCTCTAAGTAGTTCATCTAAGTCTATTTCTTCTTCGTCTTCCGCTCCTACCATATCGTCAGCAGGTAACTCTTCACCAGGAATTTCTTCCTCGTGTTCAGCTCCCATTTCCTGAGCAATAATATCACGGATAAGATCTTTAAGGTCGTCGACTTCCATGTCTTTTACCTCAATATCTTCTTCTGCTTCCTCTTCAGATTCTTCTGAATCATCGTCAGCATCGTCAGCATCCATTTCTTCAGCTGCTTCTGCAAAGTCTTCCTCTATTGCTTCGTCTTTTTTGTCTTTGTCCATTCCTTCTCCTACCTCTTTATCGACTTCGTTTACTACTTCTTCTTCTTTGATGTCTTTATCTTCCATCTCTTGAAGTTTAGCAGCTAACATGTCTTTTAAATGAGGAGTTAAAGTCTCTTCTAAAGCTTCTTTAGCGTTAGCAATAGCGGCTTCTCTTACAGATTTAGCTTCAGCAATAGCTTGCTTGAATAAATCTTTGTTT